CCTTCTTCTTGTAGAAATATGTTAAAGGATGCATTTAAGATAATGATGAGTGGAACAGAGGATGATGTAATTAATTACATAGATGGATGTCGTCAGAAGTTTAAGACTTTACCTCCTGAGGAGATATCATTTCCTCGGTCAGTTAGTGATGTTCAAAAATATAAATCTCATTCTGACATTTATATAAAAGGAACTCCTATTCATGTTAGAGGAGCACTATTGTTTAACCATTATGTAAAAGAAAAGAAACTTACTAATAAGTATTCTCTTATTCAAAATGGCGAAAAGATTAAATTTTGTTATCTAAAAAAACCAAACATAATTCATGAAAATGTGCTATCCTTTATACAGGACTATCCTGTTGAATTAGGTCTTGACAAATACATTGATTATGACTTACAATTTAACAAGGCATTCCTCGAACCATTAAAAATTATTCTTGATGCTATCGGATGGAGCGTTGAGAAAACTGCTAACCTAGAATCATTTTTTGTATAATGAGAGATCAAAATTCTATAGATCACGAGGAAACGAAGGATGAGAAATGGAATCGTGGATTAGACTTATTCATTGAGTCAGTTCAGAAACCAGATCATTCTCTTAGAGGATGTGCTCACAACCAGAAATGTTATGACGAGCTTATGCAAGTGCGTGATAATGTGCTAGAATACTTAAATACATTGAGATTGTAATGGATTTTTTAAAGGACATAGTAAAAGAGATAGGAGATGACTACACACAACTCGCTTCAGATATTGAAGAAAGCGAAAGATATGTGGATACAGGTTCGTACATTTTTAACGCCCTTGTATCAGGGTCTATATTTGGCGGTGTATCTAGTAACAAGATTACTGCAATTGCTGGTGAAAGCAGTACTGGAAAAACTTTCTTCTCCCTCGCAGTTGTCAAGAACTTTCTGGATAATAATCCTGACGCTTATGTTCTTTACTTCGATACTGAAAGTGCTATATCCAAGTCCTTATTAGAAGCACATGGAGTAGATACTAATCGCTTAGTTGTTATCAATGTAGTAACGATTGAAGAGTTTAGATCAAAAGCATTAAAAGCAGTTGATAAATATATCAAAATGCCTGAGTCTTCTCGCAAACCATGTATGTTTGTGCTAGACTCTTTAGGTATGCTTTCCACAGAGAAAGAGATCAACGATGCATTGAACGATAAACAAGTTCGTGACATGACCAAATCACAATTGGTTAAGGGTGCGTTTAGAATGTTGACTTTGAAACTAGGACAAGCAAACATTCCCCTTATAGTCACAAACCACACTTACGATGTTATCGGATCTTATGTCCCAACTAAAGAAATGGGAGGAGGCAGTGGCCTCAAGTATGCCTCGTCTACAATCATATATCTCAGCAAAAAAAAGGAAAAGGATTCGCAAGAAGTTGTTGGAAACATTATCAAAGCTAAGACAGCTAAAAGCAGATTATCAAAAGAAAACAAATCAGTAAGTATTCGTCTTTATTATGATGAGAGGGGTCTTGACAAATACTATGGACTACTAGAGTTAGGAGAACTTGGTGGTATGTGGAAGAATGTTGCAGGTAGATATGAAATTAACGGTAAAAAAATATATGCTAAACAAATTCTTGCAAACCCAGAAGAATATTTTACAGATGATGTAATGGAAAAACTTGACGGTATCGCCAAGCAAGAATATAGTTATGGTTCTTAATGAAAGATCGTATAGAGTTAACCATCTTAAGGACATTCATCCATGATGAAGAATACTTAAGAAAAGTTCTTCCTTTTATTGATCGAGAATATTTTGAAGAGCGTATTGAAAAGATTATATTTGAGGAGATATCAGATTTTGCTCAAGTATATGATAAATGTTTATCAACTGAGATCCTTTCTATTGAGATACAAAAGAGAGATGATATTTCTGAAGAAGAATATAAAAATGCTTCACAACTATTAGAGACTCTTAGTGAACCTTCTAGTCATGATCAGTGGTTATTAGATACTACAGAGGTTTGGTGTCGTGATCGTGCTATATATTTGGCACTCATGGAATCCATTTCTATTGCCGATGGAAAAGATGACAAAAAAGGAAGGGATGCTATTCCTAGCATTCTCTCTGACGCTTTGGCTGTTTCTTTCGATAATCATATAGGTCATGATTATCTCGAAGACTATGAAGCAAGATATGAATCGTACCATAAAAAGGATGAAAAGATTCCTTTTGACTTAGAATTCTTTAATCGTATCACAAAGGGTGGTCTCCCTAACAAAACTCTTAATGTTGCTCTCGCAGGTACTGGTGTGGGTAAGTCTTTGTTTATGTGTCATTTTGCTAGTAGTTGTTTATTACAAGGTAAGAATGTTCTTTACATAACCTTAGAGATGGCAGAAGAAAAGATTGCAGAAAGAATAGATGCTAACTTATTAGATGTTAATATAAAAGATATTACTGATCTTCCTCGTGTATTATTTGAGAATAAAGTAACTAAGTTAGCAGGAAGAACACAAGGACAACTTATTATTAAAGAATATCCTACTGCATCTGCACATTCTGGTCATTTTAAAGCGTTACTTAATGAACTAGCGTTGAAGAAATCATTTAGACCTGATATAATATTTGTAGATTACCTAAACATATGTGCTTCATCCAGATACAGAGGAACAATAGGTGTTAATTCGTATTCATATATTAAAGCAATTGCTGAAGAACTTAGAGGTTTGGCAGTCGAAACAAATGTACCGATTGTCAGTGCTACTCAAACTACTCGTGCTGGTTTTGGCTCTAGCGATGTTGACATTACCGACACATCTGAGTCTTTCGGACTCCCTGCTACTGCTGATCTTATGTTCGCTCTCATTTCTACTGAGGAGTTGGAAATAGTTAATCAGATAATGGTTAAGCAATTGAAGAATAGATACAATGATCCTACTCTTAATAAGAGATTCCTTGTAGGAATTGATCGTGCTAAGATGAGATTATTTGATTGTGAGCAAGATAATAATGGTGAATTAGTAGATGCTAATCAAGAGGTTTTAGAAAAACTTAAAGAAGATAGTACCTCTGATAAATTTGCTAAACTAAAATTCCAATGATTAAATCTGCAGATAAAATTTGGGAAGAGGTTGGTGAAATAAACAATCTTGAATTTGAATATCATTACCTAGGAGAAAATCAAGATATACCTGTGTTAATTGCTAAGGATGTCTTTAAATATCCTGATAAAGTAGTTGAGTTTGCTAACACACTTCCTTTTTGGGAAACTAGAAACATGATTGGAGATGAGATAATCCGACCAGGATTAACTTATGAGGTATCTCCATTACTTTCTTATCAATTTACTCATAGATTATCCAGACGAGTTGGTAAAATATTTGGTGTTCCTAAACCTAAAATTTTTGATGTGTATGCATCTGCAACTGGTGGAAAAATGACACTATGCCAAAGTGGGGGTCTTTGTTGCTATCCTCATACCGATGCTAACCCTACTGATTCAGCACAAGACACTCAAAATGTTGCGTTGAATATAAATTTAACAAATCATGGTGCAGTTAAGACTGGATTTTGGTCTTTTATGAACAAGAAAAGTTTGTTAGATTTCAATATGGATGAGTTAAATGCCTTTAATAATTTTCAACATAGGCATACAGACATTGCTTCTTCATCATGGTTTCAAATGAGAGACTATGAAGACTTTAAATACGAAGATGCAGTAACCATGCCTTATAATAGTCTTGCAGCATACTCCGTTTATAATTTACACAACCCATACATAGAACCTGATTGGTTTAATATTTCTGACAGGTTGACTTTGACAGTTTTCTATGGTATACTACCAGAGGATCTGGATTTTCCTGACGGAGATCTTGAATTTGTCAAAGCGTCTTGGGATTTCTTTAGACTAACGACGCTACATAATTATAATCCCGAACATACAAGACCCTTATAGTCATGCCAACACATTCTAGTGCTATTTCTGACAACGATTTTACACAAGGTCAGAAACCAGTAGCAACCCCTCCAAGAAAACCAAGACCAAAAGAATTTTGGGAAGCAGAACCAGAAGATGCTGAGGTACAAGGATGGAAAGATGATCCTAACGACCCTACTGGTCCACAGATAGGAAGCATTGCTAATCCTACAAGTCCTGCACCTAAAGCAACTCCACCAAAACCATTTGCAAAAACAAAAGCAAAGGTAACTATCACTCCTGACGCAGTGACATCAACAAAAACTAATGCTAAGTGGACAGAATATACTAACTTTGTAGACGCTGTTACTAGTGATGAGTCTAAAATTGCATCACAATTTATTGCTCGCACTGCACAATTACAAGCAGAAGGATGTAAAATTGAGCGTTTATTAACTGCTGGTATCGGTATTAGTGCTGAAGGTGGTGAATTATTAGAGATCGTTAAGAAGATTGCATTCCAAGGCAAACCTTATGATGCAGCAAGTATTAATCATCTAAAGGTAGAACTTGGTGATGTATTATGGTATGTTGCTCAAGCATGTATGGCATTAGATGTATCTCTTGATGAAATCATAGGACAAAACATCGATAAATTGTCTGCTAGATATCCTGATGGACACTTTGATTCATACTTTTCAGAGAACAGACGGATAGACGACCTCTAAATACTTAGAAAGTATTAGGAAAAATGCCCACTTACTTACAAGGTGGCGAACAAACTACCGTCAACTCAACAATAACAGAATTATTTCCTGCAATCGCCTTCAATAGTAAGAAGAAAATTACTACTGCTGAGGAGATGCAG